GCTTTTTTAAGCAAATTCCTCAGTCGGGAAATAACCATGTCTATAATGCTGCCTTTTTACCGCAAAGACTGCAAAATAATATTTTGCGTCCGATAATGTATATTATGTTAAATTTCTTGTATAATAATTATGCGAGGTAAATTTATTCAATGCCTTGCTATGGCGTAGTAGTTATATACAAGCGAAAGGAGTTTTTAAATGAGTAGACATAGTGTACAACATTTATTTAGTCAAGTTCCAACTGCTCAGATTCCACGTTCTAAGTTCAATCGTTCTCACGGTCTAAAGACTACGTTTGATTCCGGTTATCTTGTACCAATCTTTGTAGATGAGGTTTTACCCGGTGATACATTTACAATGGATTGTACTTTATTTAGCCGTGTATCTACTTTGATTAGTCCAATAATGGATAATCTTTATTTAGACACATTTTGGTTTTTTGTTCCGGAGCGTTTGCTTTTCGATCATTTTCAGGCTATGTGTGGTGAGCAGGATAATCCTAATGATTCTACTGACTATTTGTTTCCTACTATCAAGAGTCCTACAGGTACAGGCTTTGAAGTTGGTAGTCTTGCTGATTATTTTGGTTTGCCTACCGGTGTTCCTAATCTCGAAGTCAGAGCAGAGCCGTTCCGTGCTTACAATCTGATTTACAATGAGTGGTTCCGTGATGAGAATTTGCAGGAAAGTTTGCCTTTTACGAAAGCGGATTCTGACCAATATTCTAATTATAAATTAGTTCGACGTGGTAAGCGTCATGACTATTTTACGAGTGCATTGCCTTGGCCGCAAAAAGGCCCTGGCGTTGAGTTGCCGTTCGGTGGCGTTGCTAATGTTGTTTCCAATGGTTCTCCTATTACATTTTCTTCTTCCGAACCCGGTGTTTCTTATTGGGGTGATACTTCTTTCGGTTATTCTTATTCCTTTTCGGATTCTCCTTTAGGTGTTTCTGGTTCTCCCTCTGGTAGCCTTGGTTCTTCTGGTCATTTACCACTTGAAAATTTTAAACTTGTTAATGGTGGTACTTATAATAAGGTTAGTAATGTTACTAATCCTAAATCTGCTCCTTTAGCTTTTGGTAATTCTACCGGTCTTACTGTTGATTTAACGTCTGCAACTTCAATCACTATCAATCAGTTTAGAGAGGCTTTTCAAATTCAACGTTGGTATGAGCGTGCCGCTCGTGGCGGTACTCGCTACACAGAAATTATCCGTAGTTTCTTTGGTGTTGTTTCACCGGATGCACGCTTGCAACGTCCGGAGTATCTTGGTGGCTCTTCAAATCGCATTGATGTTAATGTGATTCCTCAAACTTCTGGTACAACTGATGTTTCCCCTCAAGCTAATCTTTCTGCTTTTGCCGTTGGCACTAATGGTAGAGGTAATGGCTTTAGCAAGAGCTTCACCGAGCATGGTTGGATTATTGGTCTAGTCAATGTTAGAGCTGATTTGACTTATCAACAAGGTATTAACAGGATGTGGACACGTAGTACAAAATTCGATATGTATTGGCCTACTTTTGCATTTTTAGGCGAACAGGCTGTACTTAATAAAGAGATTTATGCACAAGGTACTGAAGATGATGATAAAGTATTCGGCTACCAAGAACGCTATGCTGAATATCGTTATGCTCCTAGTCAGATTACCGGTAAATTCCGTTCTACTTATGCACAATCTCTTGATAGTTGGCATTTAGCTCAGAAATTTGAAAATTTGCCTAAGCTCAATCCGGAATTTATTGTTGATAATCCGCCGGTTGACAGAGTTGTTGCTGTTCCGTCTGAACCTCAATTTTTGCTTGATGCTTGGTTTAATTTGAATTGTGTTCGTCCGATGCCGGTTTATGGTGTTCCTGGCCTTATGGATCATTTTTAATGGAGGTGTTATCTTGAATGACTTACAAATCTCAAATATTGCAATCGTATCTTTGTGTATTATTGTTGTTTTACGTACTTTCGGTTTGATTTGAGGTGTTGCTATGGGTCTATGGTCTGCTATCCGTGGTGATGTTTTTGGTAGTCTTGCCGGTGGCCTTATCAGTTCTGCTCTTGGTAGTAATTCAGCTAAAAAGCAAGCCGCTCTTCAGCGTCAGAATTGGGCATATCAACAGCAGAATGCTCATCAATTTGAAGTTAATGATTTGAAAGCCGCCGGTCTTAATCCTATATTATCTGCTACTAATAGTCAAATAGCCGGCATGGGTTCTGCCCCGTCTATGTCTGACAATGGTGTTGGCTCTAGTGTTACTAATAGTATTACTGCCGCTCTTACCCGTCAGGCTAATGTAGAAATTGAAAAAACTAAAGCTGACATTGCTCTTAAAGAAGCACAGACAAACGCCGCTAATGCACGTACTAATGCTATTAGTGCCGGTATTTATGGTAATGATATATCTAAGGCTATTGAGCGCTATGGAGCTGAAACGTCTAATATTAAGGCTGATACTGCTTTAAAGAATTCTTCTAAGGCTTTACAGGATGCTCAAAAAACTTTTGTTGATATCCAAGGCCGTGAGCTTGTACGTATGACTGATGCTCAAATTGCTTCTATTTTTAGTCATATGCAAAATGAATCTGCTTTGACTTCTGCTCAAATTTCCGAGATTGAAAGTAAAAAAGCTGTTAATAATGCACAGATTAAGGCTTTAGAAGCACAAGCTAAAGATGCTATCGAACATTCTAATTTAACCTATTGGCAGAAACTTGATATTATTACTGATATTAATTCTGCTTCTCGTAAATTGCAAAATCTAACCGACCAACAACGTTATGAGTATTTATCTCAACTTCCCGGTAACATACAGAATCAGACCGGTTTCGGTTTAACTCTGATGAATCCTTTTACTAATTTTGGTATGCGTGCCGGTTCCGGCTATGTTGGTTCTCGTAAGTGAGGTGATATAATGAATAAATGGTTTAGTGCTCTTTGTGTTGCTATTGGTTCTGCCGCTACTTATCTTGCTCAATTTTTGTTTGGTAAATGAGGTGATTATATGAAACGTCGAAAAATGACTAAAAAAGGTTCTAAGCGTCTTTTTACCGCTACTGCTGATAAAATTAAAGCTATTAATACTGCTCCTGCTCCAATGCGTGGCGGTATCCGGTTATAATGGCTTGCTATCACCCAATAACAGCGTATCAGTTGCGCCAATGTAAACCTAACGGCAAAAAAGCTATAGTTTTTGGCGTACCTCCTACGTTACCTTTTGACGTTGTTAATCTTCCTTGTGGTCAGTGTATCGGTTGCCGTTTAGAACGTTCTCGTCAATGGGCTGTCCGCTGTATGCACGAAGCTAGTTTACATTCGTGTAATAGTTTTTTAACTTTAACATATGATGATGACCATATTCGTTGGTCACCGGTTACCGGCGAACAAACACTCTATAAGAGAGATTTGCAATTATTTATGAAGCGGTTGCGTAAGCATTTGGAACCTTTGAAAGTGAGGTTTTTCGCCTGTGGTGAATATGGTGATAATACTTATAGGCCTCATTATCATGTCATACTGTTTGGCTATGATTTTAGGTCTGACAGACGATTGTATAAGTTGTCTAATGCAGGTTTCCCCTATTATATTAGCGATATTCTTAATAAGTTATGGAGTCTTGGTTATTGTCTTGTCGCTGATGTTACATTTGACTCCTGCGCCTATGTTGCTCGCTATGTAACTAAAAAGTTGAATGGTGAAGCCGGCCGTATTAAGTATGAGGGTATCCAACCGGAGTTTGTTAATATGAGCCGCCGTCCCGGCATTGGTGCTGATTGGTTTTCCAAGTATTCCGGTGATGTATATCCCTATGATAGAGTTATCATAGTTGATAATGATAAGGTTCGCAAGTTGCGGCCTCCTAAGTATTATGACAAACTTTATGATGCAATTAATCATGACGAAATGGAGCTTATCAAGGAAAAACGTATTGAAAATGCTAAGTTACATGAGAGTGAAATTTATACTCCCGGTCGTTTAGAAGCTAAAGAAAAATTTAAGTTAGCTCAAATTAAGAGTTTAGAAAGAGGTAAAACAAATGAAATTATACAGTGTTTACGATAAAAAATCAATGATTTATGGTCAAATTATGACTTGTCAAGATGAAATTCAAGCTAAGAGATTGTTTGAACGTGCTGTTAATGATGAGGATACAATGTTGTTCCACTATCCGGAAGATTTTGTTCTTGTTGAAATCTGTGATTTTGATGAAAAAACTGGTGCTATTGCTACCATGCCTATGCCTAAACAGATTCTCGAAGCACAGGCTTGTTTCTCAATTGAAAAATAAGTGCAATACTCGTTTTGCACTTACTTTTTTCAATTTGCCGCCGGCAGGCACTGAAAGGAGTTATATTTTATGAGATTTAAAACTATTTATGATACCTATGAGGAAAAGCAAGGTATCATTTTTAAAGAGCCTACTATGACTATTCAGAGCGAAAAGGATAATTGTGATATTAACGTTATAATGAATCGTTATGCTACTTGTGGCACTCCTTTGCCTTATCGTACTGACGGATTACAACCGGTATATGCTGATGTTTCAGAGCTTGGCGATTATATGGAGAACTTTCAACGTTGTAAGCAAGCTGAAGAAATGTTTAATGCTTTGCCTAGTGCACTTAGAAAAGAGCTTGACAATAACCCGGCTAATCTGTTACCCTTTATTCAAGATGAAAAGAATAAAGAGAGGTGTTATGAATATGGATTACTTAATAAACCTATTGTCGAAGCTCCTCAGACTACTCCTGTTGCTCCTAGCGTGTCTGATAGTGTTCCTCTTGCTCCTAGCTCCGATAGTAGCAATAACCAATAATCTTTAGTTAAAGGCCGCCGTTTTGGCGGTCTTTTTTTATTGCGAACTTTCGCCGAGGGTGTGGGAACAGTTGCTCTCTTGATGTAACTGTTCATGTAACTGTTCCCACTGACACCATTCGTCATTCTGACGATTGGTGCACGAACCTTTCCTCCGTCAAAGGTTCTTTAATTCAGCTTTATGTATAAATATTTTCCTGCGTCCGTTAGTTGATATTATGTTAAATTTTCCTTTTCTCAGACGTAAGATTTTCATGCACTGCAATTCATTGCATCTGTGTAGTTAAAAGTGCCATTT